GCATTAGGCTTTGCTCCAGGCAAAGGACGTGATAAGGTAACGCGAATGCACATGGTTGCGCCATTGTTTGAAGCGGGTGTAGTATGGGCACCAACGGACAAGAAATTTGCAGATGAAGTCATAGAAGAAGTTGTTTCATTTCCTAATGGCGATCATGATGACTTTTGTGATAGTATGACTTTAGCATTAATGCGTTTTCGCCAAGGAGGGTTTATCTCTCTACATGGTGAGAATGAAGAACAAGAAGAATATCGCAAGAAGCGGGAGTATTATTGATGGCATTACCACCTTTAGTAGATTCAGGAATCAGGCCCGAAGACATGATACCCACTGAAGCGTCAGTTGATGTATCAGTTGCACAACCAGAAACTTTTGAAGGTGGTGCGGAAGTTATTTCTGATGGGCAAGGTGGTGCAGTTATTCAAGCTCTGACACAGGCTCTCATGGGAGCCGAGCAAGAGCAACAGGTTCCACATGACGCAAACATAGCGGAGTTATTAGATGATGGGTATCTTGGAGAACTTTCTACGGATCTTAGGGGATCTTATGAAGAGGATATGGAGTCTCGTTCAGAGTGGGAAGAGACTTATACTAAGGGTCTTGATCAGCTTGGTGTCAAGCATGAGGAACGCTCTCAGCCATTTGAAGGAGCTTCTGGAGTCACTCATCCCCTGATTGCGGAAAGTGTTACTCAGTTTCAAGCGCAGGCATATAAAGAACTGTTACCATCTGGTGGTCCAGTAAAGACTCAAGTCTTGGGTTTACAGGATGCAGCTAGAGAAGAACAAGCTTCTCGTGTTAAGAACTTTATGAACTATCAGATCATGGAGGTCATGGAAGAGTTCGATCCAGACATGGATCAGTTATTATTCTATTTACCGTTGTCTGGTTCTACATTTAAGAAAGTATATTTTGATCAAGCAAAACAAAGGGCGGTATCTAAGTTCATTCCGGCGCAGGATCTGGTTGTACCTTATGCTGCATCGGATCTGGCGACTGCTTCTCGTGTTACGCATGTTCTACGCATGGACGCGAATGAAGTTCGCAAGATGCAAATCGCGGGGGTCTACAGAGATGTAGAACTGAGCAAGTATGATGAGGGTGAAGATGAGGTTCGTCAGAAGATAGACGAGATACAAGGTACATCTAAAACATACACAGACGAAGTGTTCACTATTCTAGAGATGCATGTCGATCTAGACCTTGAGGGTTTTGAGGATATGTCTCCAAACGGAGAGCCAACAGGGATAGCACTTCCTTACATTGTTACGATTGATGAGGGATCTGGAAAGATTCTAGGTATACGTCGTAACTTTGAAGAGGGTGCGGGGCTTGCAAAGAAAACACAATATTTTGTGCACTATAAGTTTATGCCAGGTCTAGGCTTTTATGGCTTTGGTCTGATCCACATGATTGGTGGTCTTGGTCGTGCGGCAACGAGTATCCTTCGACAACTGATCGATGCGGGTACACTTGCTAACCTCCCGGCAGGATTCAAGGCCAGAGGCGTGAGGGTTCGCAATGATGACGAACCATTACAGCCGGGTGAGTGGCGGGACATAGATGCACCGGGTGGCAACATACGGGATGCGATTATACCGCTACCGTACAAGGAACCATCAGGAACCCTCGCACAGTTGTTAGGAGCACTCATAGAGGGCGGAAGACGTTTCGTTTCACTAGCAGACCAACAGACTGGAGACGGCAACACAGCGGCTCCTGTGGGCACTACAGTGGCTATGCTAGAACGCGGCATGAAAGTCATGTCAGCTATTCACAAACGGCTGCATTACTCGCAACGTCAAGAGTTCCGTGTATTAGCCAGGATCTTTAGAGATAACTTACCACCTGAATACCCTTACGATGTAGAGGGTGGCAACCGTATGATCAAAGCAGAGGACTTCGATAATCGTATTGACGTTATTCCTGTTAGTGATCCAAACATATTCTCGATGGCACAACGGGTTACACTAGCACAGACGCAGTTGCAGCTTGCTCAATCTAATCCACAGGTACACAATCTACACGCGGCTTATCGCCGGATGTACCAAGCCCTTGAGGTACAGAATATAGATGAGATACTACCTCCACCTCCAAAACCGCAGCCATTAGATCCTGCTATTGAGAATGCTCGTGCATTGATGGGAGAAATATTAAATACATTTCCTGATCAAGATCATGACGCACATATTCGTATGCACATGGCGTTTATGAAAGCACCACTTGTGATGACATCACCGCAAGTCATGGGTACATTTTACGCACACATCATGGAGCATGTGTCACAAAAAGCACGTCAGATGGTTATGGCAGAGATTGAACAGATCATCAATCAAGCTCAATTGGCAGCGCAAGGCGGTGCTATTGATCCAATGGCAGCGCAACAACAGATCATGAAAGTTCAACAGGACATGCAAGATCCCGCTCAAATGGAGCAGTTAATCTCTATGCAGATGGAGAAACTCATGGCTGAAGTCCTACCTGGACTACTACCGACTGGAGAGGATCCAATGGCAGATCCACTTGTTCAGATCCGTATGCAGGAGTTGGCTCTGAAAGAAAAAGATCTACAGCGTAAAGTAGAAGACGATCAAGGTGACATGCTGATGGAGCTACAGAAGATGCAGCAACGTGCAGCAACTGATGCCGCCCGTATTGAAAGCCAAGAAGACATTGCTCAGAATCGTAACGAAGTAAACCGTGAACGCATTGACGTGCAGCGTCAGGCGGCGCAGCGGAGGGGATAATGGACCCCGTCAGTTGTGTCATGATGGCAACTGGGGCTTTTAAAGGATTAAAGTCTGCCATTGCCGCAGGGAAAGATCTTCAGGATATGACAGGTCAATTGTCTAACTGGGGTAAGGCTTTTTCTGATTTCACAAACATTGAAGAACGTGAGAAGAATCCTCCGTTTTGGAAGAAGACGTTTAAGGGATCCGATGAAGAGACGGCTCTGGAAATCTTTGCTAATAAGAAAAAAATGGAACAGATGAGGGCAGAGATTAAAGATCATATCTCTTGGAACTATGGGCCGAGTGCTTGGAAAGAAGTCCTACAGATAGAGGCCCAGATGCGTAAGCAAAGAAAAGACGAACTATATCGTAAGCAGGAGCAAGTTGATGCGGTTATCAACTTTGCTATTGGTGCTTTTATCTTTGTACTAAGTGGTGGAATATTGTTTATTGCTTTTTATTTTTTAGGCAGATGGCAGGGGCGTTGGTAGATGTGGGTTTTACTTTGGGTTCAATTAACAACAAGCGCAGCTACTGGTGGTGACTTTGAACATTATCACGTAGGAAGTTATACTAAACAAGAGGTGTGCGAATTAGCAAAAGAAGAGGCTAAAGTTCTTGTAACGAACGAAAAATCAAAAGTTGTGTGTATTAAAATAGAACTGTGATTGTAGTTGAGCGGCGTGGAAAATACATAATATATGACAAATCTGGTAAAGTTGTTATAATCACACGGGAAAAAAGAATAGCGGTTGCATATGCGAGGTCAAAAAAATGACAGAGTTTGAAAAAGCAGATACCAATAACAATGGCGTTATAGAGAAATCAGAGTGGAATAAAATTGCTCTGGAGGATAGACGACTTGAGATGATTGACCGGGATCTCAAGCGTAACGCAGAGCGACGTTTTACAGGTTTTGCTTTAATGGGAATGTTGATCTACCCGTTCATCATCTTGCTTGCTTCAGTACTTGGATTTGACAAAGCGGCAAGTCTGATAACAGATATAGCAAGTGTATATGTCATAGCAGCTTCTGGAGTGGTCGCAGCTTTTATGGGATTCAATGCATACAGCGCAAAGGCTGAGAGCAAGAAGACCAGTATACAGATGGAGGATAGTTAATGTTACAGTCATTGATAGGACCAATAGCTAATTTAGCAGGAAGTTGGTTCGATGCAAAGTCACAGGCACAAGCTGCAAGTGCAAAGCTAAAGCTAACAGAGGCAGAAGCCAAAGCTAAGATAATGCTTAGTAAGGAAACAAGTGTTGCTGATTGGGAACGCATCATGGCGCAAGGCTCTCAATCGAGTTGGAAAGACGAGTGGTTTGTTATTGTCCTGTCTATTCCGCTTGTTTTGGCGTTTGTTCCAGGCACTGAGGGTTGGGTAGATAGTGGTTTTGAACAACTCTCCAAAGCACCAGACTGGTATTTTTACAGTTTAGGTATCGCCATATCAGCGTCATTTGGTGTGCGTGGTGTACAGAAGTTCTTTAAGAGGTAATTATGGCTGATATGAAAATACCTGTTGCGTTAGTTTTTGCTATGGCTGTGCAATTAGTTGGTTTAGTGTGGTACATAAGCAACATCGTCCATGACATTGAACATCTTCAAGGCCAAGTATCCGCACAACAAGATATTATTAATTTGTTGAATGATGATGTAAATGATCTGTGGGTATTCTGTACCTTCACAGAGAATAAATGGGCAGAAGCCTATATAGACGATATGGTATATGAACGTGTTTGTGGATCAAAAGAGGTTGTGCAACAATGACTT